GCATCCCATGCTCTGTCTCTAACCTTTTTGAGGTTGACTCCCGCGAGGTCATCGCCTGTGCCAAGGGGGTCTAGTTCCTCAATGGTTTCTGCGATTACAGTGAGGTCTTGAAAGTCCCAGAACAGATTGTTCGCTGCGTCATTCAGAGCGTCCATCAGTTCGGCATTCGCCAATTCGCTGTTCATCAGTTCATTGTTCATGTTCTGCTCCTGTTTAAATGATGATGGTTTTCTGATCGATGATGATGGTCATGCCCATGCCCTTGATGTCCGCAAGGTTTTGGACATCGAATGTTTTCTGCCGGATCAGGTTTGCGAACCGCTGCGCGAGGTCGTTGACCGGATAGAACTTGATGTTCCCGTAGACATTGCGCTGCTCGACGATAAGGCGAACTTCGGGCGTGTTCATGCGACCTCCTTGCAGACAAGTTTCTTGGCGTATGCGATTGCGTCGTCGCGCATGTGTTGCGGGAAAATACGCACGGCGATTACGGCATCAGCGTCGAGGTCGCGGAAAATGACACGGTACTTGCCGTGGTACTTGCCCTCCAACACCATGTCGATTTCAGCGGCGACCATCGTGTCGTGGTTGACTTCCAGATGTTCCATAGTCGTGTCTCCTGTGTGTGGAAGGGGCGGGGTGGCAGTCCCCCGCCGTGCTGTTTAACCGACTGACTCTTCTTCTTCTTTCACTTCATTGATGACACGGAGCGTCCACCCTTGGCTAATCAAATCAGCAACCCATTTCCAGACCCTTGGCTCCGACAGGTTCCATTCGATATCGCGGGTGTATCCCGATCCGCCATCGACCCATCGCGTGACGGTGCTTGCCTTGCGTCCTCTTACGGTCAGCCCATGACTGCTCCCGCCAAACCGTTGAAAGGTCTCGCCGGGGTTCAGCAGATGTATCTCAAGTCTGCTCCCTGAATTGGTGGCGGAATCGAGCGTGTAGATATGCGTCATGTTGATGTCTCCTGTGTTGATGTTGAGTAGTATAGTCGATAACAAGTAATCATGCAAGCAAAAAGGGGGGGGGCGGCTTAAATGTCCCACTTCAAGGTATCGACGGACGCGCAGACGGGGCAAGCCGACAGACCGTGCAGCCGATGCGCTTGCAGGGCAGACACCCTCGCAGTCCATTCGCAGTCGCTGCATTGGAGTTTCAACAGCCTTGTGCCTTGTTTCTTGCGTGAGTTCGGGTCGATCTTGGCGTGAGGGTATTCGCCCAAGGTCTCGACGATGCCCTCCAGTTTGCCGCGCAGTTCGTCCCCCGGAACCGTTGCGGTTAACTTTCCCGCGAGACCGATCGCCCGTGCGACCGTCGCGAACTCCCCCCGGTGACCGCATTGAATGCCCGTCCAGACATGCACCAACTCATGTGCCAGTACCGCAATGACATCAATCGGTCGGTCGATGATGGGGTTGATGAACACCTCGAATGTGCCATCCGCGCTGATAGACGGGTCGAACGCCTGTCCCATGATGACTTTGCCTGATCGGGAACCCCGGAACCCGATCGGGAACCCGCAGCCGACACGGTATCGGCGTTTAGACCACTCGCGAGACTCGATACCCGCCGCAGTGAACACTTCGCGTTGCAGCGCGACCGCCGCAGCGGATAAGTAGGTCTCTCGTTCTGTAAACATATTCATCCCCTGTGTTGTGTTGTTGTGTTGTTAGTTTAGACGATGCTTTGTATATTTGTATACTTGTTTTTAAACAGCACCGTCCTCATCACCCGTGTACAAGTCGAAAGCGTCCTGTTCTCCCAGATGCTCAACGACCTGATACACGACCCGCTCACAGGCGTGCCGCGTCGCACGCCGCGACCATCGCTGCTCGTTGCAGCCGACGACCCAGACCCACCCGCTGTGAACCTGTCTGGCGTAGCCGCTGTAGGTCTCCACGCAATCACGAATTTGCTGCTCGTAGTCGCGTTCCGTTTCTTCAGACTCGTGACCCCAGTCACCGAAACGCTCATCGAATCGCACGATTTCATTTTTCATGTTTACCCCTTCCATTGTCAGCGGTACCAGTAGGTTGCGCCGTCAATCTCGACGGGCGTGTAGTCGTCGCGGACATTACGGGCGGTCGCATCCCAATCGATCTCCACCCATGAGGGCAAGTCGCGGGGAATCGTGCCGCAGTCCTCCAACATCTCACGGGCGTAGTAAGTGAAATACGAATCGCGGACGAGCGTGGTGGGGTACCGGTCGCCGCGCCATTGTTCGTCGCCACCGTAGCCCACGAGGTTGGCGAGGATGGATTGGAGTGCGTTCAATTCTGCCCACGCATCGGCATCGTCGCCGTCATCGCACCATGTGTGCGAGTCGGCTTCTAGCGATTCAAAACGGGCGATGATGTCGCGAACATCAATGGTGTCGGTGGTGAGGTCAATGGTGTCGGTTTTCATGTCCATATCTCCGTAGGTGTTGGTCTCGTCAATACCCGCATTACGGGTAGACCGTCTCGCGACGGTTTCGACCTGCGTTTAAATGCTGACCAGATAGTCGTTTGAAAAACCGGGGACTCGCACATCCACCTGAACACCCATGCGGCGGATATCCGCGAGGTTCTGGGCATCGAAGGTCTTCTGCTTCATCAGCGCAGCGAAGCGTGATGCGAGTTCGTTGAGCGGGTAGTACTTGATCTGCCCGTAGATATGGCGCTGTTCGACTTGGATGATCATGACTTGGACACCTCATTGGCTGAGAAAAGGCAAACGAGCGCGGCTGCTATCGCGATCAGTGAGGGGATGCCGACATCGCCAGACTCAGCGGCGATCAGAACGCCAAGACCCATCTGGATCATGGCGAGATATTGGAAACAAGCGACGAGAATGATTTTCATGATGTTCTCCGTTGTTGGTCTCTTCAGTAGGGGCGGGTGGTAGTCCCCGCCCGTGTGGGTTAGTTGGCGTCGTCAACATGAACCATGATGTACATACCAAACGAGTCTACGAAGGTCACACGGTCTTTCAATCCAAGTTCGTACACGAGTTCGACGGCAGTGCCTCGTGTGCCAACGCTACCGCACCGATGAAGGGTGGCAAGCGTACGGGCGGCGGCGTCGCGCATATCCAGCGCGACAAGGCGGCGGGCGGTATCGAATTCTCGTTCGTCATTCTTAGTCATGGCGCGTTCTCCGTTGTGTTTGATGCCGGTGGCGTTGCCGCTGCCGGTGATGCGAACTCTACGGATTACATGACCACAAGTCAACAACTTTCTTCGTTTACACGACCACTTGTTGCCTAAGTCACTGATATTCGGTCGAATTTAGTTTGCGTTTAATCGGTGCTGCGCGTAGGTTTCATGGTCAAAACAGCACTCAAAAACATGGCAACATGACCATGTCAGCACTAGTTACGATGTCAAAGAATTACTAGACCACTACAAAACAAGGGCAAAACTACACAATGTCAGGCGTGAAAGACGAAGACGGGTTGACACCAAAACAGGCGAAATTCGCTGCAAATCTAGCGGAAGGCATGTCTCAGGCGGAGGCGTATCGCGGCGCATACGATGCGGAAAACATGGCACCGGAGACGATCCATGCACATGCGAGTCGGTTGGCGAAGCGCGATAAGGTCGCGGCAAGGGTAGATGCGCTGATAGCAGAGCGGATGCGGCTGATAGAGACTCGCGGCGTTTCTGACCGCTCCAAGGTCATCAAGTTGCTACGCCAGTTCGCTGAGGACGATGCGCGTCCTGACCATGTGCGGCTCCGTGCGGTGGAACTTTGGGGCAAGACCTGCGGTGCGTTCATCGAGGTCATCGAGGACAGGCGCGACCGTCCTGCTGCTGCTGTCGCGGTGGAACTGGAGCGGCGATTGGGTGCGCTGCTGTCAGCCGCTGCACCTCAGGTCACGGTCATCGACATGCTGCCGGAGCGTGTAAACGGTGCGGACGATGACGACGATGGTTCCGTGGATAGCGACGACTACGCTGCGAGTGGCGCAGCGGGTTCCGGCGACGACGACGACGAGGTGCGAGGGGGTTAAACGATGCGCGGGTCGGGTGGTAATAGCGAGGTGCCACCCCCCCTGTAGCGCGACGGTACCCGCTCTACCCTATATATACGATTTCACTCATCCGATCCCCTACTTTTGCCCCTATCTGTATCATTTACGCAACAAATGTAGGGTGGGGGTAGGGGTTAATGTTCCGTAAGTTCCTGTTTTGTATGGAATTTGTGGGGAAAATGCGTGTAGAAAGGGGGTATATGGGTGTCAGGTAAAATTTTTTGCAAAAAATTTAGCATTTCTGGTGTATTTCTTATTGACTTTCCCCAATTATTGTGATACAATCGGACTTGTTATAAAGGATTGCGAGTCGAGGGACTGACTAAAGGTGAACACGAGCAATCCATACATCGAAGTGATGCGTTAAAGGGGATATTGTAAGGGAATATTGTAGTGTCAATCTCTACACCCCCCTTTTGAGGGGGGGGTGTAGAGAAGAGGTGATAGGGGAGACGGCGCGAAGACGAAGTTGTGATGAAACGGGGGCTATTGTCCCTGCATTTTGAGGTACATTCGATGCATATCACTCAGGAAAACCTTCCTAGAATCATGGGTTTAGTGAAAACCCTACCTGAGGATCAGCAGAGAGAGTTTTACGGGCTTCTTGAGGAGTATGAGAAGGCCAAGACGAAGGAATTGTCTCAAGAGAGTTTCATTTCGTTCGTGCATAGGGTGTGGCCCGGTTTCATTTCGGGTCGGCATCACAAGATCATGGGCCGGAAGTTTGAGGAAATCGCTTCTGGCAAACTCAAGAGGCTGATCATTTGTATGCCACCCCGGCATACCAAGTCTGAGTTCGGGTCTTTTCTGTTTCCCGCGTGGTTCTTGGGCAAGTTCCCCCAGAAGAAGGTGATTCAGTCTTCTCATACTGCGGAACTGGCGGTAGGTTTCGGGCGTAAGGTCCGTAACTTGGTGGATTCGGAGGATTACCGGGCTGTATTCCCTGATACATCCCTTCGGGCGGACTCCAAGGCGGCAGGTAGGTGGAGTACCTCCAAGGGGGGTGACTATTTCGCCATTGGTATCGGGGGTGCTGTCACCGGTAAGGGTGCGGATCTTCTGATCATCGATGACCCCCATGATGAACAGGAGGGTCAGTCTTCGGATCCTGCCGTGTTTGACCATGCGTATGAGTGGTACACCTCCGGACCCCGCCAGCGTCTTCAGCCGGGTGGGGCGATTGTGGTGATCTGTACCCGTTGGTCGAAGCGGGATCTGGTAGGGCAGGTTCTCAAGGCATCCGCCCAGAGAGGCGGGGATGAATGGGAGGTCATTGAGTTCCCGGCAATCCTTCCTTCTGGCAAACCCCTGTGGCCTGAGTTCTGGCCCTTAGAGGAACTGGAGGCTATCCGGGAAGAAATCCCTACCCATAAATGGCAGGCCCAGTACCAGCAGAATCCCACCTCCGAAGAGGGCGCACTGATTAAACGGGACTGGTGGAAGGTCTGGGAGCAAGACAGACCCCCGCAGTGTCAGTTTTTGATCCAGTCATGGGATACCGCGTTCCTGAAGAAGGAGCGATCAGACTACTCAGCCTGTACCACTTGGGGTGTTTTCTACCACCCAGACGGGTCTGGGGCGATGCAGTCGAACATCATTCTTATGGATGCCCATAAGGAGAAGATGGAGTTCCCAACCCTCAAGAAACGGGCATGGGAGTTGTACAACTACTGGAAACCAGATGCCCTGATTGTGGAAGCCAAGGCGGCAGGCACCCCCCTGATATTCGAACTAAGGGCCATGGGTATCCCCGTATCGGAATACACCCCGTCACGCGGTAATGATAAAGTTGCCCGTGTAAACGCCATTGCTGATCTCTTCTCCAGTGGCAGGATATGGCGACCCAACACCCGTTTTGCGGAGGAAGTGGTTGAGGAATTTGCGTCTTTTCCTGCCGGAGAGCATGATGACTATGTGGACTCAGGGACGCAGGCTCTCCTACGCTACCGCAAGGGAGGGTTCATCTCCCTCCAGTCTGATTACAAGGATCAGCCAGTCTACAAACGAAAGACTTCCTACTACTGAGGATTTAAACGATGAAGAACAAAACTGCTAAGAGCGAGAAGATGGAGGCTCCGAAGAGCCGCAAGCAGCCGAAGGATGCCCTGAAGGGCAAGATGAGTGGCCTCGGCAAGCCGGTGATGGTCGGTGGTGCCATGCGTCCGAAGAAGATGTTCGGCGGCAAGATGACCATGGGTACCTCTGGTACCGCTCGTGGTATGGGTGCTGCCGTGAAGGGCGGCAAGTTCCGCGACCTGTAAGGAGAGAGAGATGGCGGTTGATCGCGCTTTGATGCCCTTCCCCACGGGAGGGATGTCGATGGAAGTGGCGGTCGGTTCGCCGTCTGAATCCATCGTTGTGGAGTTGCCGGACGGTGGGGTGGAGATCAGTCTTTCCCCGGAACCTGCTCCTGAGCCGGGTCACAACGAGAACCTTGCGGAGTTCATCCCCGATCAGGTGTTGAACAACATCGGGAACGATCTTGCGACCTTGTACGAAGCAGACAAGGATTCTCGCAAGGAATGGGAAACGACCTACATCAAGGGTCTTGATCTCCTAGGTCTGAAGATTGAGGACCGTACAGAGCCATGGCAGGGAGCCTGTGGTGTGTTTCACCCCATGCTCTCTGAGGCGATTGTCCGGTTCCAAGCCCAGACCATCCAAGAGATCTTCCCTGCCAAAGGACCGGTACAGACCAAGATCCTTGGTGAATCCACCAAAGAGCGCATCGATCAGGCTCAAAGAGTTCAGGAATACCTGAACTATCTTCTGACGGAAAAGATGAGCGAATATCGCTCAGAGACGGAGAAGATGCTCTTCTCGTTGGCACTCTCCGGTGCAGCGTTCCGCAAGGTCTACTTCGATCCTTCACTCGGTAGACCCGCTTCGAACTTCGTTCCAGCAGAGGATTTCGTGGTTTCTTACGGAGCCAGCGATCTCATCAATTGTGAACGCGCTACCCATTTGATGAAGAAGACCTACAACGAAATCAGGAAGTTGCAGGTCTCCGGGTTCTATTCTGATATCTCCCTCCCTCCTCCGGTGCCTGACACGAGTCAGATCCAGAAGTCCTACGACAAACTGAATGGTGAGTCGAAGGGCATGGAACTTGATTCGCGCTACACCCTTCTGGAGATGGTGGTCGATTACGACCTGCCCGGATTCGAAGACACCGACGAAAACGGTGAACCCACCGGAATCGCGCTTCCCTATGTCATCACGGTAGACAAGTCTTCCCGTCAGATCCTTGCCATCCGCAGGAACTGGTACGAAGACGACCCGCTCAAGAAGCGCCGTCAGCACTTCGTTCAGTACACCTACATCCCCGGACTTGGCTTCTATGGGTTTGGGCTTGTCCATTTGGTGGGTGGACTCGCAAAGTCTTCGACATCCATCCTCCGTCAGTTGGTGGATGCCGGAACCCTCTCCAACCTTCCGGGTGGACTCAAGACCCGTGGTCTGAGAATCAAAGGAGACGATACGCCCATCATGCCGGGAGAGTTCCGGGATGTGGATATTCCGTCCGGAACCCTGAGGGAGAACATCACCTTCCTCCCCTACAAGGAACCCTCGGGTACCCTGTATCAGTTGCTTGGAAACATCGTGGACGAAGGCCGTAGGTTCGCCTCTCAGGCGGACATGAAGGTCGCGGACATGAACGGCGAGGCTCCTGTCGGAACTACCTTGGCAATCATCGAAAGGTCGATGAAGGTCATGTCTGCCGTTCAGGCGCGTTTACACGCCTCGATGAAGAAGGAACTGAAACTTCTTTCTCAGTTGGTCTATGACTACGGCCCCAGCGAGTACCCCTACGACATCCCCGGTAAGAAACTGACCAAGGAAGATTTCGATGATCGCATCGATATCATCCCTGTTTCAGATCCCAACGCCGGAACCATGGCGCAGCGGATCATGAAGTATCAGGCCGCGCTCCAGTTGGCGGCTCAGGCACCCCAGTTGTATGACCTGCCCCTTCTGCATCGTCAGATGATCGAGGCTCTTGGGATAGCGGATTCGCAGGAAGTCCTCCCGGATAAGGCCAATATCCCCATCACAGACCCTGTGACGGAGAACATGAACGCCTTGCAGATGAAGCCCATCAAGGCTTTCATCTATCAGGACCACGAGGCCCATATACAAGTACACATGTCATTCATGCAGGATCCCCGTCTACAGGGGATGCTCCAGCAAAACCCGCAGGCGGCTCAGGCTTTGCAGGCCAACATCTCAGCCCATGTGGCGGAACACTTGGGTTTTGCCTACCGTCAGCAGATCGAAAAGCAACTTGGGGTCAAACTGCCTCCTCCGGGGGAACCTCTCCCAGAGGATATCGAGTACCGCATCTCTGGTCTTGTCGCCCCGGCAGCGGCTCAGGTATTGGGCAAAGCCCAGCAGGAAGCCCAGATGCAGCAGCAACAGCAGCAGCAACAGGATCCTATCCTCCAGATGGAGATACAGAAACTCCAACTCCAAGCGCAGGAGATCCAGCAGAAGGCCCAGTCCGACATGGCGAAAATCCAAGCGGATATGCAGAAGGCCCAGATGCGGATGGAGACAGAACAGAACCGTATCAAGACCCAAGAGCGTATCGAAGGTGCGCGTCTTGGCGTACAGATCGCCGCAACCAACACCCAGAACGAACTCCAGAGCAAGGAAATTGCCTCAAAGGACAAGATCGAGGGTGCCAAGTTGGGGGTCGAAATCGCCAGAAACATGCTTTCCGCCCAGCAGCGTGAGCAGGAAATGAGGGATTCAAATGCAAACCGCAAGCAATAACCTCGCGGAATTCCTGAGAAAATCCCTCAGGCAGCAGATGAATGAACTCGCTGATCACATCGCCGGGGGAGGCTGTGCCGACTTCCCGGAATACAAGAGATGCTGTGGTGTCGTCGAGGGTCTCGCCCGTGCAGAGCGAGAACTACTTGACCTCACGAATCAAATTGACGATGATTAAACAAGTTATCAACTTCGCTGTGTAAACAGTGCAACCACCCCACATGGGGCGCAAACGCCGGAAGGTGCTTTAAACATGTCCAAGAAAGACGACGAAAAGGTCGCAAGTCAGTTACCCAAGCCTAGTGGGTACAAAATCCTCATCGCCCTGCCCAACCCGGAAGAGAAGACAGAAGGTGGAATTCTCAAGGCTTCTCAGACACTTGAGTCTGAAGAGATTGGGAGCATCGTTGGTTTCGTCATCTCGATGGGACCGGATGCTTACAAGTCCACTGATCGTTTCCCTTCTGGCCCCTACTGTAAGGAAGGGGACTGGATCATGATGCGCTCCTATTCGGGAACCCGCTTCAAGGTCCATGGGAAAGAGTTCCGACTGATCAACGACGATAGCGTTGAAGCCATCGTTGAAGATCCGCGTGGAGTGGTCAAGGTATGAGCGCAGAAACATCGCAGATGTCCCGAGAGGACAAGTTCTTCGGGGTGGAAACTCCGTTGCAGATGCCCGTCAAGGAAGAGGTCAAATCTTCCCCGGAACCTGAAATCGAACTCGACATCGTTGACGACATCCCAAAGCAGCCGGTTAAACAGGCTGAGAAGGAAGACGACGAAGAGTTGTCGGATTACAGCGACAAGGTCCGCAAGCGGATCAACAAACTCAAGTACGAGCAGCACGAAGCGCACCGTCAGCGGGAAGCCGCAGAGCGGATGCGTGAAGAGGCTGTCAAGTTCGCGCAGCAGTTGGCTGCTAAGAACCAGCAGTACGAGTCGCTGATCCAGCGCGGCGAAGGTGCCTTGGTCTCACAGATCAAGGCCCGTGCATCGTTGGCTCTTGATCAGGCCAAGTCCCTGTACAAGGAAGCCTACGAAGCCGGTGATTCCCAGAGAATCATCGACGCTCAGGAGAAACTTCTTAACGCGCAGACGGAAGTCCGTGAGGCAGAGAAGCATGAGCGCGTCCTTCAGAACCGTCGCCCCCAACAGACACAGCAGCCGGTTCAGCAG